TTACTTTATTAACTTGACCTTGGATATTTTGAGATACCATGTTAATCTTTTCATTAAGTTTGTTACCTAATGTAGCCATAGCCCCTTGTAACCCAGTTTGAACTGTTGTTACTTGTTGTTGAGTTTGTGCTTGATTAGCTTGTAAAGTACCAATACCAGCAGTGTTGCCAGTAATCTTAGTCAATTCATTATAAATAGCACGTAATAAGATAACTTCTTGAGAGTCAGAACTAGATGATTCAGGTAATTCTACAGTACCTCTACCAAGACTAACTTGATCTTTAACCGTAGCCTTTTGAGCTTTAAATGCATCCATACCTTCGATAGCAACTTGTGTTTCTTTAGGAACACCTTTAGCTCTACCGAATCTAAAGTTCTTACCAGTACCTAAATCTAGAGTAGAATCACCAACTATTTCAGATTGAGATCTTGTAGCTTGACCAGATGGTACATTAGAAGCACCATTTCCGCCAGTAGCAATATAACCATTGATTTCATCAGAACCGAAATCATTAGCGATATTACCTTTAACAATCTTATTTTGTTTAGATGAGTTACCCCAGTAACCACCTTTACCATCGGCAATAACTACATGGTCAGCTTCGGCATCACCAGTTAATGTGTTAAGAAGAACTACGTCACCTTCACTACCACCTTGAGATGCAGTTTTGAATGCATATGGTTGACCTTGGTTCTTAGCTTTAGTTTCAGCATTAGGTACATACATATCAATTTGGTTAACACCAGCTTTATCAAGGTATTTATTAACGAATGTAGTACAACCATTATTACCATAGCCTTGTTGACCAACCATTGAATCTGCCCAATCAGATGCAGCTTTAGTATTGCCACCACCGATTGCACCTCCAACACCGCCAGATGAAGCAGCTCCACCAATATTACCACCTAAATCAATACCAAGTACTGAACCTAAGTTGGATTTAATGGAGTTATACATATCGAAGAGTGGAGATAATAATCCAGGTTTCTTTGTAGGACCAGAGCCACCTTTAATATTACCTTCAGTCTTAATACCTTTACCTTGTTTTTGGAATGCTTCTTGAGCTGCAGCTATACGTTCATCCATGTGAGCATATGCTGGATTACCAACTTCAAAGTTAGAGAACCAGTATTGTGTAGCTTGAGCAACATCAGACATCTTACACATAGCTTGAAGATGTTCATGATAATAACCACCAGGTCCAATTTCATTCCATAGATGAGTCAACTGTGCGTTAACATCAGTCCAAGTAGTACCCATACCAGCAGCAACAGAGTTAAGTGTATCTTTACGAGTTTCAGTCCATTGACATAGACCAACACCCGCTTTATATGGATTCATATTAGGTTCATTATCTAATTGGTTAGCAGCAGGGTTATATCTAGATTCTGCCCACATATTACCCATGATACCAGCAATAGCGACAGAAGCAACACCTTTACTTGCCAAGAAGTTCCATACAGTTTCAGGTACATCTGCACCTTTACCTAATCTTACTCCCATACCAAATCTACCACGGCTACCACGTCCATATAATCTACCTCTACCAAAAGCATTAGCAGTTGTAGTATTACGTAATACGTCTTTGATATTATATGTAGCATTATCACGATTAGATTCAGGGTCTTGAATTGTAACTTTACCAGTACTTGCATCATAACCAGTAGCAGTTACATAGTGAGGATAAGAGCCAAATGGGTGACTATTAGAAGTACCAGATTTAGATTCACCTTGAAGTACAACTGGATTACCAGATTTCAAAGCATTGATTGTACCTTGAGCATCAGTGGAATAAGAAGTAGCACCGTGTCTTGCAGCATAGCCTTCAAAGAAGGATGGAGCAACACCAGTATCAGTACCCTTATACCCTCCAGATAATGCAAAACTAGAAGCTTCAGCTGGATTAATCGTACCTGTACCAAGTGCCATAAGAGCGTTAGCACCAGCAACTGGACCACAACCAGAATCTCCAATAGTTTGATTTATACTATCACCAGATGTATTAAATCCTATATTAGCATATCGAGGATCTTTTTGTTTAAAGAATTTACCTGTACCTAAAACTTGTGCTTGTAAATCACCAGCTTGAGATACAAGATTACCCATTAAACCACTAGTTCCTTGAGAAAGCTTATTCATGTCACTTTGCATGCCACTTAATAAGCCATTACCATTTGCAGTACCACTACCAGCACCTAGAGGTCCTTTTTTACCAGTACCTTGAGCACCAGGAGTAGCAGGAGTTTGTGATGCTAACTGTTGAGCATTTGGTTTATATTGAGGAGTCTTCTTATTAGAATCACTACCACCAAAGGCAGTCTTGATATCATCTATGAAGCCTTTATCCTTATCGTAGATTTCATCATTATATTCTTCAATAGAATCTAATTTCTTTTCAGCTGTTTGGTTATATTGATTCAATGCAGCTAATGCACGTTGTTGCATTGGAGCTAATACATCATTCAAATCCCAAATATAAGCTAAGATTTTGAAGAATAATTGAGGTCCGATTACACCAAATAATACAGAGTCAATTGCAGAAGCTAAACCAGCTACCCATTTAACATCATCATTTGGAGGTTGTTCATCAGCAAGACATTCGGCAACGTTATACCAACGACTGATACCTGTAGTTACAGATGCAGCTAAGTCTAATGCCGTAATGATACCAATTACGATACCACCAATACCAGCAGTAATTGCAGTAACGCCTACATAAGTACCAGCTTTAGCTAAAAGTTTAGCAAATTTAGCAGAACCTTTAATACCATCTAAAATCATAGTAGCTAATTTAGGAGCAAATTGTGTACCTTTCTCAGCTAATTTAGGTATATATGTAGAGATCTTTTCGATACCTTTAGTTAAGATTTCTTTTAAGAAATCCATAGTTTTATCGGCAGCTTTAGAAGCAACTTCTCCAACTTTACTTATACCAGATTTAACAAAATCTGCTGCTTTAGAGAATAAGCCACTACTCTTAACAGCATTCTTAGCAGTACCATCTAGTAATGCAGAACCAGCAACACCAGCTCTATCTCGAATAGCCCAACCAATCTTAGATAAACCTTCTTTAGATGCACCGAAAGCTCTACTCATAATAGATGAAGATAACTTACCTAAACGACTTGCTTTAACTGCATCTTCTGAGGACTTAGCAATTTTACCTATATCTTTACCAAGTTTAGTATTCTTATAGACAAACTTACCAGCTCTCCAAGATTTACCAAAGCTCTTAGAACGTTTAAGCTCTTTAGCAAAACTAAATCCAGCTTTACCTAATTTTAAGCCACCGCCAATACCTTTACCGATACCTTTGACACCTTTATAGATACCTCTACCAGCTTTAAATGTTTTATATCCTAAGAATCCTAAGACACCACCATTGACTGCCATACCACCTAATGTAGGATTGTATGTCGTTTTCATTTTAGGAGTACCATCAGGATTAAATACAGGATTACCATTTTCATCGGTTTCTTGCTGTTCTTCTTTACCAATAAAGCCGTCAAGTAGTCCTCCAAGAGCACTACCTACACCTTTAACGAATAATGGAATTACAGTATTCTTTAAGAAACCACCAATTGCTGGTAATAAAGTATGAGTCAAGATCTTACCAATCTCTGGAAGCATTGGACCTAAGAATGATAATAGTAAACCACCACCAAGGATAGTTCCTAGACCACCAAATAATCCACCGCCTTTACCAAAGATTCCATCTACTATATCATGTAAGAAGCCTTGAGATTTTTCTTTAACATTTTTGGCACCTTCTTTAGCAGAATCACCAAATCCTTTAAGTTTACCAAGAGCTTTAGAGAATATAGAACCTTGACGTTCTGCATTCTTTTCATCTTTAGCATCTTCTTCTTTCTTCTTATCATGAGCAGATTCAGTATCAGCTTTATTCTTAGAACCATCTGTAGATTCATAAGTTTCATTACCATCAGCATCAACAGAACGTTCTTTATGTTGACTAGTACCAGTTTGAGCAATTTCATTAGCTTGACTAGCAGCAGCTGTTTTAGGAGCAATATTAGCAGCATTACCAGCTACAGTAGATGCTGTAGTATTGGCAGCTTTATTAGTTGCAGTAGATTTAGTGATATCACCAATCATTCTAGTGAATGCAACTTGTTCATCTGGAGTACTAGCATTAGTGAATTGCCATCTATTATTCCAAGCCCAGTCTGCAGCTTGAGAAGAGATAGATGGATCCATACCATAATCGATAAGCTGTTCAAAGTATTTAAGCTGCTCAGCAGACATTCCTATGTAATTGGATAATGGAGATTTAAAGTTAAATTCCTTATCATGTCTACCAAGATAAGTAGCAATCTTAACCAAGCTTTTAAATGCACCATCAGCAATTTTTTCTGGAGCTAACGCTGCAGGATCACCAATAGATTGAATAGCTGTAGGTCCCATTACCATGGCAAGTTGAGAATAACGTTTAAGAGTTTTAGTACTTAATTTAGATAAAGCATCTAAATCAATCTTAGTACCTTCAGGAAGTTTCTTAAGAGCATTTAACTTACGTTTATTTTTCTTACCCATAATAAATGAAGCATTATTACCGGTAATGTCAAGATGACCTAAGTTTTGATTAATAAATCTTCTTGAATCAGAATCAACTTCACCTCTAAACATTTCAACTGTTTCTTCATCTTTAGCTCTAGTTAAATCATCATAATAGTTTTTATCATAAGCACCATTTTCAGATTTAATTAAAGCATCTCTAATTTGAGATAAGATATCATTGGTTTGAGACATACCTTCAGCTACATTCTTAGCTTCTTCGGTAGTGAATTTTTCACCATTTTTACCAATTAGACGTTCAGCATCTTCTGCACGGCTACGTTCAGCACTTACTTGGTCTAAAGCAATACCTAAGGATTTTCTATCTGTAGGATCAATATTATACTTCTTAAGAGTTTCATGGGCAGCTTTCATTTGCTCATCGCTAAATTTCTTTCTACCTCTAGCAGCTTGAATGAATTCTACTTCTTTTTCAAATGCATTCATTACTGCTTTCTTATCATTTGCAGGGATATCTAAACTAGATATAAATGCAGCTGCATCTCTAGTATTACCATCATAAGCAAATTGACAAACTTTCTTAACAGCAGATGCTGGTAAGTATTTCTTAATCTTACTTTCTAGACGTTTAACAGTAGAACGTTCAGCACCACCACCAATTTTAAATTGGCTATTAAAGATACTCAAGCTACTTTCAAGTGTATTTAAGTCTTCAACAGATGCAGTAGCTAATGCCATATCACGTTCACGATTAGCATAATTTCTACCTTCCATTAGGTTAAGACGTTCATTAGCACTTAAATGATCTGCTTGACCTCTCTTAATTAATCCTCTATTACCCCAGTTATTGAATTTTCTTAATCCCCAACCAATGCCTCTAATAGGGCTACCGATTGCAAATTTAGCTAAATCTCCAATACCATTGAAAGTAGTACCAAGAATCTTTCCTAAAGGTTTAAGAAGCATATCATTTACTTGCTTACCAATTAGCATACTGAATGGACCACCAAATGCTTTCTCTAAGATATTAAACATACCATATTTCATGCTACGTCCCATATTCTTAAAGACTTGTGCAAGCATCTTACCAGTACCTTTTAAAGGACTGAATAAGTTATAATCCATAAACTTATAGAAGTCTTGATATAAAGTTGTACCGAAGCGACGTAATGGATTTACTACGTAGTCTTTTAAAGCACCTACTAGACCACCTTCACGTTCACCATCTTCATTCTTCTTACCAAGAATCATATCATGGAATTTACTAGATGTACCAATAAGACCTAATCCAGCACCAAGACCAAAGTTCATTAATAAACCCATCCCTGTAGGATCTAGTAAAGCAGCTGCTCCACCAAAACCTGCAATCTTAGGCATATTCTTCTTAACGTAGTCTTGTACTTTCTTAGGAATTAATCCATCTTTACGACCTATCTCATTACCATCTTTATCATAATAAGTTTTACCGAAAATCTTTTCGTTAACTTTTTGATTATTCTTAGCAAGAGAATAGGCACCACCGATAGCAATAGCACCAACTGGACCGAATCCAAGCATCAAGCTAGGAATAATACCAGCAGCTGCACCTTTACCAAGGTCAGGCATATACTTCTTAAATAGAGCTTGTTGTTTACGACTAATTAGACCACCTTCACGGGATCCGTCAGCCATTTCTTTACCAAATAAGAAGTTCTTAGCAGTATCACTTTCACGGATAATATTAGCAGCAGCACCGATAGCAGCACCAGCTAACAATCCTCCAGGACCAAATATTGCAGTTGCACCTAAAGCACCAGCACCTGCAGCTACACCAGTACGACCGGCAAATTTAGCACTATTACCTCTAAGTTTAGCTATATCACTAGTAAGAGCTTTACCTACCTCTGGATCAATAGTCTTAGCATAGTCTTCTACTTTATTTAAGCCAGTTTCCCAAGCAGCAGATACAGTAGCCTTGGCAGCTTGACCTAAAGCACTACCATCAGTTGATTCAACTTTACCTGATAATTTACCTACAGCAAATTCTAAAGCACTTCCGACAACTTCTCTTACGGTATTACCTTGGATCATTCCTTCAGGAGCTTTATCTTTTACTGTTTGTAAGAAGTTCTTACCAGTATCAAGTAAGTTACCACCTTCAGCATGAGATAAGATTTTATTTCTTAATCGTAATTCATCTTGTTTATCTTTCTTACGATCAGCTTTATCTATATCTGGATTGAATGGATTCAAATCAGATGGGATAATTAACTCACCTTTAGATACAGTAGTCAATGCCGTGTGAGGAACAGATAGAGAACCGAATGCATAACCTTTTTCTTTATTTGCTTTATAAATAGCTAGAGCATCATCTAATGTACCAACTTTAGCACCTTTATCACTATTAGTAGTAGATTTAGGTTGTTTAAAAGCAGATGACTGATTAAAAGCATCTGCATATCCAGCCGCAATATCTTTTAATTGATCTTTTGGATTTAGAAAACTTTTAGGTGCAGGACCAAACATTATCGATCTAGCTAATGCTTCAGCTTGAAGAGGATTCATTCCTGGTTTACCACGAACTAATTCAGCTAATTTACTACCAGCACCAGTTAGAGCATTCTTAGCAGAATCTTTAGCATCATTAAACCAGTCTAGACCAAAGTCTTTTGCAAAGTCTTTAATCTTACCCCAGCCTTTTTTGACTATAGGTTCCCAGAATTTCTTATCTAACCAATCTCTAACTTTATTAAAAGTGATTTTTAATTCAAAAGCCATCTTATCATAGAAGCCACGAATTTGTTCACCATCTTCATCTTTTTCACCAGTTTCATGGTCAAAGAAGAATTCATATAAACTATCATCTACTTTAGTAATAACTTCAGCAGCAAATAGTCTAGGATTTTTAAAAATTTCATACCAGTTACTTAAAGCAGCTTTACCTTTACCTTTAAGACCTTTAGCATTAGTTACATTACCAAACTTAGATTTATCTCCTTTATCAAAGACACTACTAAGTTTATTGATATCAACTTCATCTAACGTCTTACCAACATCATCAGGATCTACTGTATCTTTAGATCTAGATGGATTACTAGCTTTAACTTTTTCATAAGTCTCTTCTATCGTTTCAGCACGATTTTCTTTTAAGACACTATATTTGATAAAGTCAGTATCAATGTAATCTGGAGCAGCAGTAGCATTAAGTCTATTTCTAACACCAAGCTTCTTACCTTTACGGAATTCATTTGTACGGATTAAGTAAAGTTCAGAAAGCATAGCTTTAAAGATAGATTCTTGACTAGCCATTGCTTTGCTCATCATTTCATTATTAGCAATAATGGCACTTTTACCACCATCTCTATTTTTGCTACGATTATTCATCATAGCTTCAGGAGACCAACCAGCTTTTTCTTGGTTTTGATAATATTCTGCTTGGCTACGGAAAGCATCAGCATATTCAGCAGCTAAGGTTTTAGACTCTTTATAAGTTCTAGAGTTCTTATTCATCCGTAGGAATCTAAGTAATTTACCGAATGAATCATCACCATAGGCTTCCATTACTTCATCAAAAGAACCTTTACTATTCCAGAGTCTTTCTTCAACATCTGGAATCATATCTGTTAATCGTTTTAATTCATTAGCAGATAACTTCTTAGACTTAGCTATTTTCTTAATATCTTCTTCTAATGCATTTCTAATACCAGAACCAGCTCTATCTTTATAAGATTTATCTCTTCTTTTCTTTTCTCTTTCAAGAATCTTCAATGAAGAGAATTTACCTTTATCAAAGTCATAGATACGTTCTTCACCACCCAAGAGTGATTCAATACGTGCTAAGTAAGCTGGGATAACTTCTACGATAGATTTACGAGTCATACCATCAAAAGGTACTTGACCTTTAAAGTATTTACTAGTATCAATCTTATCTTTATTAGCTATCTTAACACTGAAGATACTAGCTAGAATACCACCCATACCCTCTTTGTCTTTAGAGCGTAATAGATCAGCATTGATTTGATTAAATAAACCAGTTAAGGTTTTATTAAATCCGCCAATAGCTTTCTCTAATGGTTTACCCATGGCTCTTTGAACTAGGTAAGCTGGAATATATTGTAATGGATTAGCAGCCATGCCCATAAGCATTTCTTTGCTAATCATACCAAGACCAAAATTCTCAGCTTGGTCAATGAATCCCTTTTTAAGATGCTTACCATAAGCACCCCAATCCATTACACCATTGGATAGGATATCAGTAATATCTTGTTTGAGACCTTTATCTTGACGTTTCTTCTCTGCATCTCTATCAGTACTCCATTCTTTGAAACGTTCACGTTCCATATCAAGGAGTTCTTTCAAGATAGCATTGTTTTCACGTTGATATTTAGTCGACTCTTCAAAGTACTTGGTTGAGTTTTCAATATGCGTCTGCATGTTTGTAGTCATGAAGTTTTGCATATTACCCATTGTAGTACCAAGACCCATAATAGAGTTATTTAAATTACCAAATAATCGTTCTTGTTGTGCAAACATGAATGATGCAGTCTGTTTAGTTACATCAGCATTATACTTAGCTGCACTCAAGATAGTACCAGAAATTTGATCAGCATTAGCTTTAGATGCTTCATGTACAGTTTTAGCTACAGCTCTATCACCATCAGTGATATCTAAGCTACTGTCACTATCATCTCCACCTATAGAGTCTTCATCAAAGTTCCAGTCAAAATCATCATCATCTCCACCAAACATGACTTTATCGGCACGATCTTGGTTCCAGAGCTTACCAGATTTTAAGTCTTCTTTGGCACTTTTGAGAGCTAGATTAGACGCTTCATAAGCAGATGTTTTCATTAAATACTCTTGAGCTTTTCTGAAAGTCTGTCTGTAGTTAACGATAGCATTTACTGTTTCTTTAGTAGCGGTACTAGCTTGATCAAACGATTTATATGTAGTATCGTAATTTGTCTTAAATCCCTCGATAGCAGCATATTTTACTGACTTACCAAGATTCTTAAGATAATTTGTGATCTTGAGTCCCAATATAAGGTCCTCCTTTCTTATAAGATTATCCTAATGTTCAAAATGACAATATATACCGCCCAAGGACCATTAAGACCCTTGGGCAAGTATATATTATCGAGGAAAATTGTAATGAAACATACGTGTACTGGTAGCAACAACGTACACTACCTATATGTTTGACAATACAATACCCCTAAGGACTATGAAAGCCCTTAGGGAATACTGTATCAGTTTGGATTGAATATAATATGGTAGGATGAACTATGATCTTATTATGCTCTTTATATAGTTGAGGTAAAATAGAAAAAGTACGAACCACTGCACATCCTACAATTATATGTATCCATTGTGTTAAAAAGCTAATATGTCTAAAGCATCTCATTATAATGTGTATAAAGAAAATCCCTAAGATAGATGAACTATCTTAGGGAAATGTCTTTAGCAGATTTTATGGTTTTTGAACTTTGTAATATCTTATTTGTTTTAAAATACTAAAAATAATTATTTGATGATGAATTATTTTTTAATCCAAGCTGGGCATGGGCTAGAAACCTTAATGGAATCATAAGGACTAACTTTAACTTCAGCTTTTTCATAGATTGGCTTGCCAGCATTATCTACACCAACTTGTTTAGGGTAAGAACGTGTAGATTCTTTGATTTCTTTTTTGATCAAAGATACGTTAGATTTTTCT